TTTATATCTACTTCCTATGTTTGTTGACAGAGTCGTAGGACAAAGAGAACAAGGGCCAAACTGGATAGGTATGGAGGTTAATCCCAATGATTTACGGTTCATCATCCGCAAAGCTCTCAATCAGCAGAAGGAGCAGATTGTGAAGGCGGTAAGTGAGCAGGTGATTGGAGAGGATGAAAATCCGATTTTACGCAATGTGGGGTTTACAGATAGTGTACTCGCCTCCTTTGATAAAAGAAAGATTATAAGGAATGTTTTACGAGCCGAACAACGTGAACAGTTAGACAACCTCAAAGTATGAGTCTTTATACATTACAACCAAACATATGAAAAACCTACAATACGTGTGGAAGAAAGGAAAACGCAAGATCGTATGTGAAATCACACCGATTGATAAGTATTACACCTTTCAAGCTGAATGTAGAATGTATAGTCAAATGGCTTTAGCGGGGTTTAAGTTACAGAAACGTTCATGAGAGATAATATCGAAACATTACTTTTACCAGTTTTAGGAGTAGTCCTTATGCTCCTCTTGCCGTTTCTGATCGTGTATATGTTATTAGTGTGCCTTGTTCAAAAGGTACTTGAAACAAAGATATGACTATTTGAGCTTATGAAAAAGAAACTCACACCCGAACAACAACGATGGCATGACTTCTACAACTGTAGAGCGTGTTTGAACTACTCAGAGCATATAAGGAACTGTGTCAACACTGAAATAGAACTGGATGAGATATATAGAAGTCCATTTCCACATATAAGTTTAAAACTACAATGAAACACTTCGTCGCCATCATCATATTTGCACTCATCGTATTACACATCATCTTCGCCTCGAGAAAGCCTATCGATCCTCCCGGACTTCCAGACTTTTGTGTAGATGAGGGATATCAGCCGTATGGTCCATGCGAGAGCGAAATATTAAAATGATATACTATGATATATTTAAGTAACGGAAAATGAAAATAAAAGCAGTACTCTCACAAAAAGCGAACGGGGATATTAAGTCAAAGGTTCTAACGCCGGAGTCTGCAGAGTTAGCTTTTGACTGCTACCTTCGTCCTGATGAGTTTGCCGAGTTGATTGGACTACATGGAAAAGAGTTAGAACTAGATATTATAACCGTATGAATCCGAAACAAAAGAAAGTCATTAAACTTATTGCAGAAGGCAAAAGTCAAACAGCCGCGTACAAGGAAGCGTATGGTGTCACAGATGATAATCAAGCCGCGGTGGGAGGCTCTCAACTTATAAGAAATCCTAAGGTACAAAATGCACTACAGGAGGCTCTAAGAAGAAAAGGAGTCGATGAAGATTCTATAACCGAGTCTCTACTTGAATTGAAACATAATCGTGACTGGAGAGCTAAGGAAAGCTTTATAGATAGAACGGGAAAATTTCTTGGATACACCGAAGATAAAAGTCAGGGCACAAAGGTGCTCATTAACAACTTTAATGGAGATCAATATCTAGATGAAGTATGAAACGAATTAACTACAAAGCATTCATTGAAGATAACTTTCAAATCATAAATAAGAAGGGTGAAGTTGTACCCTTTATTCTAAACGACACGCAAAACTATTATTGGGATCTTCTCATCGCTGAGTACCCTACATTACAAGGCGTGAGAGAGAATATTCTCAAATTCCGACAGCCTGGCTTTTCCTCACTTATCGACGGAATATTTACAGCTGATTTCATCATGTCAGAGAGCGGTAAGCAACCAATTACTTTCTCAGATATTTATTCACACAAAGAGCCCGAGACGATAATCCTGTTTAATCGTGTCTCATTCTTCATAGATTCTTGGTGTAATAAGACAAAAAACAGCCGAAACATACTGCTTAAGGAAGATTCAACAAAGAAAATCAAAGGACATCGAAATAGTGAGATAAACGTTCAAACAGCTAATGCTAAAGTCTCTGGTCGAGGTGGAACGAAGCAGAACATTCACTTTTCAGAGCCGGCATTCTATCCTAATACTGAGATACTTAACGCTAATGATCTAGTGATTGGTGCAGAACAGCAAGTTGCAGATGGAGTAGGCAAGATATTCAGGGAATCCACAGGCAATATGATAGGAGACTTTTTCAACGAAGAATATGAGTTTGGGAAATTGCCAGGCTCGAAATTCAAAAGCAGATTCCTTGGTTGGTGGCTGTACAAAGAATACTCTCTAAATCCACCGGCTGACTTTATTCCACCAGCGCAGTACAAAAGGATTCTTGAGCTTGGTGCTGGGGTAGAACAAATATACTGGCATTTCAATAAGGTTATGTCTGCAAAACCAAAAGATAGAGAGAAAATCATACGTGAGTACCCATGTGATGACATTGAGGCGTTCTTACAACAAGGTAAACTTTATTTCAATGTTGAAGCTCTTAAGAAGTATAAGGACACGTTCCAGAAAGAACCAATTACAAATGATCTCATATACGCCTATGTTCAGACAGTATAGACCCTTAGAAAGAGGAGAATATATCTTGGCTGGAGGAGACTGCTCACAAGGTGGTGAAGACAGTAATTGTACTCAATTCCTATCTAAAACAAAGCATGACGTTCCCTTGGTGTATCACAAACAAGGAGTAGCTGCAATACAAACAGCAGACATCCATCCTGTATTAGAACGGATATTCGATATTACAGGAGTGAAGCCTGTTGTTGGTCTTGAACGGAATAACGGAGGTGCATCCGAAATGGAGCGCTTAAGAGTACTCAACAGATATCAGAAGTACGATTTATTTATCATGCCGGATATTGGAAAAACAGAAGCTGGTGAGACCAATGCTTTAGGATGGAACACATCGAGCTTAACACGACCAATCTTAGTAGGGGATGAAAAGAATATATTAGATGTAAATGGAATCGGAATTTATGATAAGGAGACAATTCAACAGCTATTCTGGTTTATTGTAAATCAACAAGGTAAACCCGAGGCGATGAAAGGGAAGCATGACGATTGTGTAATCGCACTTGGTGTGGCTATTCAAATGCTTCAACACTGTATTCAGCCAATCCAAGAAGAGTATTACGCGCCTGCTTCAGATATTAGCAAGAGGAATTGGGCTCTAAAGTAATATGAAAGCATTACACTCGCTTACCACGATTGAGAAAGGAAATATCGAACTATTCGACAAGATGATGTCTGAGGTCTATCCAGAGTTGTATTTTGTGAAGATTGCACTTGAAGAGACTGGTGTAAACCCACTCATACTGCCTAAGATTATACGATCGCTCTCAAACCTTGCACTAGGTACGGGGTTTGGTAAGGTACAGGTCTTCATGCAGAAAACTGTAATTACGCAAATCAAAGGGGAGGAGTCAATAAACGTGAATGAACGCGCTGTAATCGAAAATGAGTATTGACTTTGTAACGCATAGTATGATATAGTTTTGTACAAATAGGTATCAACGCTTAGTAAAGCAAGTTGCCGACTGTCTAGGTTCTAGAGGTCGGTTTTTTTATGCCGGCTTTTCTCGAATCTACGAGGAGTCGGCTTTTTTTGTGGTCTAAAAAATGAAACAAGCACAACCAAAGCTCAAGGGTAATAAAGCAGAACGAGATCTCCTTACAGATGTCCTTGGTCACTACACGCTTGCAAAGGAAGATCTTGACGTACGCATGCGAGACTTTGATAAGAAAGACATTCTCTTCCGTTCACACATCAATGAGGCTGACTGGCCGTACCAATCAATCATCTTTGATCCTCGCGTCTTCACCTCACTCTACGAAAAGACCGCACGAACATTCGCAAACAAGCCTCGAGGTCGATTAATCCCCCGCGAAGGTGGCGATGTACTTAAAGCTCACATCAATAACGAGATCCTTTCATTCCAATGGGATGACAATGAACGAGCTGATGGTTCGCCTATGCTTGCAAAGTGGGCGATGATGGACTTGAACGCCCGAAAATACGGCGCATCGTTTGGTCTTACTAAGTGGAGATACCAAAAGAACAAGAAAGGCGAGATCTTTTACGATGCACCAGACTTTGTTCCTCTTAACAACCGTGACTGTTTAGCAAATCCTTCCTATTCTTCAGTCAAGAATTGGTTTCAACACAGAGAATATCTCACGATTCAAGAAATGGAAACAGTGAACGACTCACGCACAAAACCATCCTACATCAACCTCGATATTCTCAAACAATCGATTCAGGAAGAATCACAATTCGGAGGAGATTCACGCTCAGCTGACTACAACATCAAGAATAAATCAATTAAAGGGCTCACAGACTACCTTGGACGCGACAGCGTATATAAAGTAATTGAGGTTATCACAGAATATGGTGAAGATAGATGGGTTACCTTCTCTCCAAAGCATGGCGTTATCTTACGAAACATTGAAAATCCGTACAAACACGGCCAGATTCCGATTGTCATGCTTAAGTATTACCCGATTGATGATGACTTGTATGGACTTTCTGAAATTGAGCCTGTTGAAAAGATTCAGAAGGCAATAAACGCGATTGTGTGTCAGTACATGGACGCAATCAATATGAGCTTATACCCGATTATCAAAGTAAGATCAACAGGTGGAGCAGTACAAATGCACACACTTGAGTTTGGTCCTGGTAAGAAATGGCTTATGTTGGACCCAACGAGTGATGTCGTCCCTCATCAACAGGGAACAGCGGGGATTCAAGAGTTCACCTCAACGTACAGATTCTTAGTCTCTGCGATGCAAGAGGCACTTGGAGACTCCTCACAGGGTATTTCTAATCTCACCCCCGGATCTGATAAGAAAACAGCAACCGAAGTACGAGACAATGC